ATGTAAAGCTATGGCTTTGGCAAGGCATCGTTGCATAGCTGTATTAACTGCCATGCTATCGGGCGCAGCAATAGCTTTATTAAGGTTATTCATAACTGGCAACTGAGCAGTCATGGTTTTGCCAAAAGCCGTAACTGAGCAAAAGACCATTAAAGTTTCTGAAAAATAGACAGGGTCACCATAAGTCCAAGTGGCTGTATGGTCAAGCTGAAGAAGCTGGTCAACTGCCCAAGCCCAAGACAAATAAGTAAATTTGCCTTTGCGTTCGGTGTGTTCGTTAACATTAATGGTGCGAAGTTCGTTAAAAGTTTTCATCAATTATTCCTTAATATTCAAGTTTGGCTTGGTTCATCATGTCGCATTGATTATTAATAAGCTGGCGAACCAGCCCATCAATCATATGTTTTGCATGAAATGCGTTATATTCTTTGGAATCCAAAAAATGTTTTAAGATAACTAAAGAGCTAAATATTTCTTCAATTTGGTCATACATTTCATAACAAGCTATTTCAGCATGGCTTAATTTAGCTATTTCTAGTTTTTCTTTTTTAACTGTCATCACTTATTCCTTAATCGTTAATTTCTGTTTCGGCAATTTCTTTAGCAATACTTTCCATGTATTCAAAAGATATAGACATAATTTTGCGACCAATTAATTCAAAGTTATTTGTGTCGATAGCGTTTTGTAACGACTCAACATCGGCAAGACTAATTTCGCCTAAAGCTTCTAAAACCCGACCAGCATTTTTATGGTCAAACTTGGCGCCTGGTTTTGTTAACTGCCATGTGCGTTCTTCAATTTCATCAGAACGATTATCGTAGTCAGCTGGCTCGTAATACGCATCGTGTTTAGACATTCCCATTTTTAATTCCCTTCATCAAAAGTTAAAAGCAAACATACAACCAAATAAAACACCAAAAAATGCCATTACAGCTAATTCAAGGATAAAGTTTTTCATACCAATCCACCTTTAAAAAGGCAAATAGCTTTATCTATTGCTTGGTTACGAGTAGCGGCAAAGTCAAGGATTTGACCTTTTTGCGCTATTTTCCAAGCGCCAGTTTTGCCTTTTTGGATATAGTAAGTTTCGCCATCGGCAGAACCTAGTACTACTTTATAAGTCGTAGAGTTAAATTTACTAACAATCATTTCAATTCCTTTCATCACTGTTTAACAAAACCACATAAACATAATATCACGCATTTGACTGTTTTTTTAGTTTTTTTTAAATATTTTTAATTATTTTACATAGTGAAAAGAAAGGGGGCAAGCCCCCAATCCTTATGCTAATAGCAATTCCTTGGCTTTATTTTTAAGTCTTTCACCATTACCAAACCAAGCATTGTTAAGTCGGTTATCTTGAGAATAACCAGCAAAATGGTCAACATACTCAGTAACAGCATTAAGCATTCCCCATTTGCTATGTTTAACCAAATTAAATCCTTTGGCTTCACCATCAAATAAACCAGCAATCTTTTTAAATTGCCGAGTATTTGCAACATAGTCACAAGTTTGGTCAGAGTCTTTTAGCAAGTTAAATAGGAATGTATCTACCGCCACTTGGTTCATTTTTTGCTTATGTAGGTATTTACCCATATTAATAAAAGCCCCAAAAGCTCCTACAGCGTTACCAAGCTTTGCTTTAACCTTTTCATGGTCAAACTTTTGAATGTGGCTAAATGATACAGTATTGGCATTATCTTTAACAGCCATTGTTAAAGTGTTATTGCAAACCACACGAATAGAAGTAAATCTAGCTGTTGTGGCTAAAGTTCTGTCACAACTTGTCGATAAAAGTAAATAACCACCAACTTTATCATCGGCAGTAACTTCACCAAAATTACCAGTTTCAGCCAATGCCCACATACGCTTACCACCTTTTAATGTGCCAGCAGTATGTAATTTAAAGCCATTTTCATCTACCAATGACTTAAAAAAGTGCAAAACTTCAACAGGCTGAACAGGTTTATATCTATTGGTGACTATAGATAAAGCTTCATGGTTATCCGAACGATATAAAACATTTTGTCCTTTAAATATATAACCATCTTCATCATTTGCAAATTCTACTGGTGCAGATTGAATATGCCAATCCATACCAGCCGCTTTTTGCCATTCCTCAAAAGATGCGCCTTGTTGCAATTCTTGACCAAGACCATGCCAAGGTGTTTCGCCAACAAAAGCCATTTCGTATTTACCATCAAGCCGTTGAGTTAGTTCATGTGCCATTTGTAATTCCCTTCATCAATTGGTTAAAAAATTAGACTACATGGTCAATATAAACCAATCTAAGCAAAAGTAAACATTTATTTTAAATATTTTTAACTTTTTATTAAAAATGGTATATAGTCCTATTTAAGGAGGGTTTATGAACCTATTTTTAAACGAACTAAAAGCTGAATATGGTGGGTCAGTAGAAGCGGCAAACCTACTAGGAGTACAGCCAGCAACATTTTATCGGTGGGAAAGGGCTAAAGGTATTCCTGTGAAATACCTTAAAAAATTGGAGGAAGCTACAAAAGGTAAATTTAATAGGTATATGGCTAGACCCGACCTTTTCCATAAGGATTAACCATGAATTTTTATCCTTTTCATATTGGAGACTATGCCGCTCATACTAGGCATTTAAGTTTAATGGAGGATTTGGCATATAGAAGACTTATAGATTTGTATTATTTAAGTGAGGGTTCTATTGTTGGTAGTTGGGAATTAATAGCTAGGCGTATAGGAATGTCTGATATCAGTTCTGATGTTAAATACATTTTGGAAACTTATTTTGAATTAAATGGTGAAAAATGGGTAAATAAGCGTTGCGATGAAGAATTAGCCAAATATCATCTGAAAGCAGAGTCGGCTCGTAACGCTAACAGAGCCAAATCAGAAAAGATATCAGTTCTGAAATCAACTCTGAAATCAGAACCGCTTCAGCTCCCAACCAATAACCAAGAACCAATAACCAATAATATAAAAACTATTACTCCTGACGGAGTATCGGAATCTATTTTTAAAGATTTTAAAAAACTAAGGGCTACCAAAAAAGCGCCATTAACCGAAACTGCTTTAAAGGGCTTAGAGCGTGAAGCTAAAAAAGCCAATATGTCACTTCAATCTGTAATGGAACTCTGCTGTGAGCGTGGTTGGAGTGGGTTTAAAGCTGATTGGGTGACCATTGAAGCTCAAAAAGCTAAAGAGCTGCCTTTAGGGACCGATGCACAGGTTGAAGCTGCATATAAGGCTGAATGTGGCGACCCTGCTAAGTCAAGGTTTAATAATTATTGGGAAATGAAAAATTTTGTGATTGCGCAGCGTGAAAAGCGAAAATTGGCTACATAGCGAAGAATATCGGCATCAATGTGATGTCCGATGGCTTTTAAAAGTGCGTTTAGAGCAGGGTTTGCATGGTTTTAGGCGGTATGTAGAAGTATCTGGTCTTTACAAAAGATGGCCTAAAGTAGAAAAAGACTTTAATGCCCAATGGCGTAAAGGTAATCGTGGTAATAACAATGATTGGAAAAAGTGATGAATTTAGAACAATTAACAGAAAATCGAGTAGAACAAGCTTTAACTAAGCTATCTGGTTCAGACGAAGACCATGCAGTTTGGGCAGGGCAAGTCAAATACCTAGAGGAGGGTATAAAACAAGCCAAGGCGCACGCTTTTTTACTTGCCGAGGGGACGGTAGCCGAAAGAGAAGCAAAGGCTGTAGCGAGCCTTAAATTTTCTGAAGCTGTTAATGCTCATACAAAGGCTTTTGTTCAGTTTAAAAAAATTGACAATGAACGAAACCATGAAATGCGAATAATTGATATTTGGCGCACTTTATCTAGCAATCGTAGGCAAGGAAATATTTCATGATTATTAATGAAAAAATTAAAAAACAGCTTGCTTGGGCTGAAACGATTGACGATTTAATTCAAGAATGTGCAGAAATCCGAGCAACTCAAATGACACAGGAGTTAATTGCTGAAAATGAGCTACTTAGACAACTTTATATTGAAATATCTAAAATTAAGGAAAAATAAAGTGAAAGACTATTCTTTGCCGTATCTAGTATTACAAAGTTTGACCAAAAAATACCATGATTCAATGATTAATCAAAATACTCATCGAGCATATGAAATTGCCGTTGATATGGTTGAAATGGCTCAAGTTTTGCAAGAGATAGCTAATGATAAAAATACAACTTAGTCCATCTGAAATCCAAATGGCATCATTTGTTGGCTGCCAAAGAGCTACTGAAAATATTAAAAATGGCAAAACTCAAAGCAATTCAGGCGAACCAGAACATGCTCATTTTGACAGAATGATTAAAGGTGCTATGGCAGAAGCTGCTCTTGCCAAGTATTTAGACCGATATTGGTGGAAAGGTAAAAATGACTTACCAGATGTAGGTGAAGTTGATGTTCGTTGCACACATTACGAAAACGGTAATTTAGAAATACATAAGTGGGACATAGATAATAGGAAGTATTATTTATTAACTGGTATGCTAGGTTCATATACGATTAGAGGCTGGATTTATGGCAAAGATGCTAAAAAACCTGAATATTGGCGAGTTATGCAAGAAGGTAGACCTGAACAGTACTGGGTTCCACAGTCTGCTTTAAATCCTGTAATTGAAAAACATTTTTTAGATGACTAAAGATGAGCAGAAGCGAATCAGAAAAATTGCAGAATTTGGGTGCATTTTGTGCTTCCATCAGGGAAACGCAGGCACACCATGTGAAATACACCACATCCGTAGAGCAGGAAAACGCAGAACTGCGCCAACAATTGGCCTATGCCCAATTCATCATAGATTCCATGCTGGAATTCATCATCTTGGAAGAAAGGCTTGGGAACTTCACCATGGCACTACAGAAGAATTACTTCTTGCATTAACTGAACAATGTCTGGCTGGTTAATTATTATAGTAGGAGTTATATATGCTTATATTGGCGCAGAACAGCTTTTTAAAGGAAATACTGGATTGGCTGTCACATACTTTGGATATGCTTTTGGTAATGTTGGGTTGTATATGATTGCAATTAAATGACCTGGAACTTACGATTAGTTAATATGGGTGGCGATGAGCCTTGGGTTGAGCTTAGGGAAGTTTTCTATGACCATAAAGGCAATTTGCTAGGGCATACAACAGCTACGATTAGTGGTGAAAATATGGATGAAGTTAAGACTTATTTAACTTGGGCAGTGGAGGCATTGGATAAGCCAATATTAACTTTTGGGAAAGAAAATGGAAATATCGGTAAAGATTCTGAAGGAGAATGAAGATGGCTCGGCTGAAGCTAATGTTAGATTCGACAAAAAAGGGCTTGAAACACTTGTCCAATGGGGGCTTGTTGCTATGCTTACCAAAGCGCTTGATGAGTATGCCGTTAAACCCAAAAAAGGTCGCACAGCTGCTATCGGCAGGCCTAAAAAAAGAATAAGAAGGTTACTAAAGGACCTAAAAAGTAGTTAAAGGTAACTTTTTATAAACAATATTGTTTATAGTTCTAGTGGGTCAAAGCCAAGTTCTGTAGCAATTAATTTGCAACGATTACGAAATTCTTTACTGTGATGTGCCCATCTAAAGCCTTTACGCCTATAGAACGACATATGACAACTTTCATGCGCCAAGGTGCAAAGCGCTGTATAAATGTGCCCACATCTAGCTGCTGAAATAGTAATGGTATGTTCAAAATCCTCGCCTGTATCGTGGCAATATGTGCCCATGGCATCGGTATCCAAAGTAACAATAAACTCTATTTCTTCAGGTAATGGCATAGACCATTTTGTAAACGGATAGCAACAATAAAGCGTTGCATACATATTCCGTAAAATTTTAGGTGTGAGCTTCATACTCGATTAATACAGCCTCGGAACTCAAATTCGCCATTTTCTTCATCTGAAACCATAATAAGTTCTGGCATTAACATTCTACCTTGGTCAAAAGACAACAATACAAAGCCTGAACGCCAATCTTTAGGGCTATCTTCCGTGTATTCAAAGGTAGAACTTAGTGGATTAGCTAAACAACCAGTTTGAACGCCAAAAAAATTTCCTTGGTAATTACTAATTGGGCTAATACAAAGCACATGGGTATGGCCTGTAATTATGTTTGTATTGCCAGCTGCTAGCAAGTTGTTATAACCAGCCATTCTGCCGCCTTTATACCTGTGTTTAACCACAGTATGTTCGCCTATCCAGTATGACCAACAAGTTTTCCACTCAGGAAAATGGTATTTAAGGCTAAAACCATCTATTCCGCTATATTCAGGAACTTTATTAACCAACCATGCTTCATAGCGCATATCGTGGTTTCCTAAAGTCCATATAAGCTCACAGCCTGCTGGTTTATGTTTAACTATTTGGTCTAAATGATATTGGCAAGCTTTAAGTTCATCTAATACTGAGGGTTTTTGGTCGTAATTAATAGAGGGAAACCTTGATAATATGTTTCCGTCAAAAGCATCACCATTACAGATAATGACTTGAGGCTTAAATTCTTTAATCATTAACAACAAGGCTTTAAACGCTGTTGTGGTTGTATCGGTAAAATGAGCGTCTGAAAAAACTATGACTCGTTTAACTTTGTCTATATCTATGCCTCGCCTTACATTATGAGGAGTTTGTTCTATTTTTTTGAGTTTTACTTTTTTTTCTTCTCGTTGTGAGTTAAAAGTGGGCAGTTCAATTTTGTAACGAAGTTCCAAAGATTGCCGTCTAGCAATCATAGACCTGGCGTTCATGCCAAAATGCTTGCCAACTAGAGTAGGGCTGCCTAGTTTTTGCCAAACCTTAATAAATTCTTCATCTGTAACGATTGATTTAAAGGACATAGACACCTTATTGATGTAAAGTTAGCGTATCTTAACCCTAATTTATAACAATTTAATGTCTTTTCCTAAAAAAGTCGATAATAATCAATTAGAAATAGTCAAGGTTTTTAAGTCTTTAGGCGCTACGGTATTAAATTTATCGGGAGTTGGCAAAGGATGTCCTGATTTATTAATAGGCTATAAAGGTATATCAGTGCTAGTAGAAGTTAAATCAAAAACAGGCAAATTTACTGAGCCTCAGTTAAAATTTATGGAACAATGGCGTGGTGGAGCAGTTAATCGTATAGATTCTGTTGACGGTGCAATTAGATTGATTAAACTGCTTGACATCAGTTAAGATATACATAAAATTAACAGACTGCATTTTGCAGACTTTTTAGCTAAAAGGAAATAATATGACATACGGTACAACAGGCGCAAAGATTCCAGCCGCAACTTCTTCTGATAAATCAGGCGAGCGTATGGAAAAAATTAAAGGTGGCGTGGCCATGGGCAAAGAAGATATGACAGGTTCAGACAAACTGTTTAATACTGGCAAAACTGCTGGTATTTGCTACAGCCATGACCGTAAATGCTATACCGAAGAAGATAAAAACCAGAAGTAATAAATGCGAAAGCCCTAGAGGTGAAGGAACTCTAAGGCTTTCTAACCAAATAGTAATCGGAGAACTAAGTGGCTATTGCAAACGATAAAGAATATTGTAGTTTTTGTCGATTTTTTTCTGGCCAAGAACCTATGGGCGCTTGCAGAAGGTATCCTGAACTCAGGAACAAAAGCCCTAACGATTGGTGCGGTGAGTTCATGCACTCTAAAAACCTAGTTATTGAATCGATTACTAGCGGTTTAACTGTTAGCGTGTCTAAATCAATGAAAAATCCAATTGGCAGACCTAAAAAATCATGAAATTAAAGCCATTATTAGACAAAATTGTTGTAAAACCTGATATTCGTGTTTTATCTAAGATTCTTATTGTTGACAATAAAGAAGTAGAGAACATGGGAACTGTCGTGGCAGTAGGTCCTGGTAAGAAATTACCCAATGGGCGCAGGGAAGATATGCCCATCGAAATTGGCAAAAGGGTCCGTTTTGGAACCATGAATGGCGACAGAGGCGAGGAATATCTTAAATACTTTCCTTATTTTGAAGATGGAGTTAAATACCTAGTCATGAGTTGGCAGGATATTTGCTTTACGGAAGAAGAAAATGAAAAAGAAAAACGCATTAGCCAAAGCAATTGAGTGGTTTGTAGCCTTTTTTGAGCCATTACCACCTGATGTCAGGCGTAAGATAGTTTATGACCATAAAAAGCCACCAGCAAAAAAAGAATCGGTATGGCCTAAAGATTTTGATGCAAAAGATGTAAGTAAAGCCTTATATAAACAAGCTCCTAAACCTAAAGGAAAAGAAATGGCAACTAAACCTGGACTCTATGCCAATATTCATGCAAAGCAAAAAAGGATAGAAAAAGAAAAAGCCGAGGGTAAACCCGTAGAGAGGATGCGTAAGCCAGGAACTAAAGGCGCACCAACTGCGGCAGCGTTCAAACAATCAGCTAAAACAGCCAAAGGCAAATAATGGCTAAAGCTATTCCTCATAAGACAACAGGTAAAGGGAAAACTTACAACCCTACCGATAAAGGCGCTGGTATGACTGCTAAAGGTCGTGCTGAATACAATGCCAAAAATGGTAGTAATTTGAAAGTGCCAGCACCAAATTCTAAAACTGATGCAGACAAAGGCAGAAAAGCCTCTTTTTGCGCCAGAATGGAAGGAGTAGTAAAGAAAGCCAAAGGTCCTGCCGAAAGAGCCAAGGCATCATTAAAAAATTGGAACTGTTAAAGGAGCATTAAAATGCCATTAGTAAAGTCAGCCAAACCAGCAGCGTTTAAGAAAAACATAGCTACCGAAGTCAAAAGTGGCAAACCTGTTAAGCAGGCAGTAGCAATTGCATACTCAGAAGCTCGTGCCGCTAATAAAGCCAAATCTAAGGCTAAGAAATGATTACTTTAGAATTAACGCTTGAAGAAGTTAATTACATTCTAATGAGTGTAGGTAAAAACCCTTATGTAGAATGTGCCCCATTAGTGCATAAGATTCATAGTCAAACTATGCCTCAAGTGCCAGCTAAAGAAGATGCTCAAGCTGGTGAAGCTGTAATAGTAGATGCTAATTAATAGGAAATGTGCTTAAATAATAGGCAACTCTGCTTAAATTTTAGGCAGATGTGCTTAAAAAATAGGCAAATAAATCAATAATATGACAATTGAGACAACATCTTCTGTAGGCGCACCAATTGGTAACAAGAACGCTACCAAGGGAAAACTGTTCTTTGGAGAGCTTAGAAAGGTTTTAGTTCAGCAAGATGCCAAGCGTTTAAGAGCTATTGCCGAGAAACTGGTCAAATCCGCAGAGGATGGAGAAGCCTGGGCAGTTAAAGAAATAATGGATAGGATGGATGGCAAACCCTTACAGGCTACTTCTATTGAGAATCCTGATGGCACAGCAGTAACTGGAATACAGGTAACTTTTGTTCGACCAAGTGAATGAATCAATCCAGCAAGCCATTGCACAGGCTGAATTTCCTGAGAAGCTCTCAATCCTTTTTGACCCTGCTCGTTACAAAGTGCTTTATGGTGGTCGTGGTGGTGCTAAGTCTTGGGGCGTTGCTCGTGCTTTGCTTATTATTGGGGCTAGGCAACCTACTCGTATATTGTGCGCTAGAGAGTTTCAAACGAGTATTAAAGACTCTGTCCACAAGCTGCTGAGTGACCAAATATTCTCAATGGGCTTGGAAGATTTCTACGAAATAACCCAAACGGCCATTCGAGGCAAAAACGGCACAGAGTTTAGCTTTGCTGGCTTAAAGAACAATGTAGCCAATATCAAATCTTATGAGGGTTGCGACATTTGTTGGGTAGAGGAAGCTCAAACTACCAGCAAGATGAGTTGGAATGTATTGATTCCTACTATCCGTAAAGAAGGTTCTGAGATATGGATTACCTTTAATCCTGAGCTTGAAACCGATGAAACCTACAAGCGCTTTGTAGTTAATCCACCTGAGAACAGCATAGTTCAGCGAGTTAATTGGTCAGACAATCCATGGTTTCCTGAAACATTAAGGCTAGAAAAGGATGCGCTTTACGCTAGGGACAGAGAAGCCTACAATACTATTTGGGAAGGCGTTTGCAGGCAAACTGTAGATGGGGCTATCTTTGCCAAAGAAATGCAACAAGCTGAGTTCGAGGGCAGAATTACGAGAGTACCCTACGACCCAATCAAGCCTGTAATGGCTGTATTCGATATTGGTTGGGCTGATGCCACAGCAGTTTGGTTCATCCAGTTTATAGGAATGGAGACCAGGCTAATTCGTTACTACGAAACAACACAAACAACAATGAGCCAAATACTGGCTAAGATGCAGACCTTTGGCTATGTCTACGATATTCTGTATTTGCCCCATGATGCCCAGAATAAAACCTTGGCCGCCAATGGCAGAAGCATAGAAGAAATCGTTAGGGCTGCTGGATTTAATGTAAGAATTATTGACAGAACTCCAATAACAGATAGTATCAACGCTGCTAGGACAATCTTTCCTAAATGCTATTTTGATAGAGAAAATTGCCATGAAGGACTACAATGTTTAAGGCATTATCGGTATGATGTTAACCCTGACACAGGAACATTTAGCCAAAAGCCATTACATAATAATTACAGCCATGGTGCAGATGCCTTTCGCTATATAGGATTAATGATTAATGAGCCAAAGCAAGTGAAGAAAAAACAAATAAATTATCAGGTAAGTAGTTGGATGTCCTGAAAATATGATATAAGGATTAGTTATGGGAATCTACGACAACGATATTGAAGATAATACTGATGACGGTATTATTGAGGAAGCGAAAGAATTTTTACGATTCTGTTCGGATAATGACTCCAATAATCGAGTAGAAGCCCTTGACGATTTAAAGTTTGCTGGTGGAGACCAATGGCCTGTAGAAATACAAAACAGCCGATTACTTGAATCTAGACCCTATTTAACGATTAATAAAATTGATGCTTATTGCCGCCAGATTACTAATAGCCAAAGACAGCAACGACCAAGAATCAAAGCTCATGGCGTTAATGACCAATCTGATGCCAAGATAGCCGAAATTATTACAGGCATATGCCGTCACATTGAAGTGCAATCTGATGCCGATGCAGCTTATGACAATGCTTTTGATTTCGCTGTTCGCATGGGTTGGGGCTACTGGCGTGTAACTACAGACTATATGAAGCCTGATAGTTTCGACCAAGAAATCTATATCAAGCGCATTGAAAACCCTTTTATGGTCTATTTTGACCCTAATTCAAGCGAACCCGATGGCTCTGATGCTGAAAAATGCTTAATTACTGAAGTCGTAAGCAAAGATGTATTTAGAAAAATGTATCCTGATGCTGAATCAGATGCAGGGTTTACACCTAGAGGCACAGGCGACAGTCAGTCAGAATGGATTACAAAGGAAGATATACGCATAGCCGAATACTTTTATACCGTTCATACTCGTACCAAATTAGTGCTTTTATCTGATGGCAGCACAGTTTATTCCGATGAAATGCCAAGCCAGGACTTAATGCTAGCTGCTGGAATCTATGAAGTTAGCCGTAGGGAAACAGTTAAAAAAGAAGTCAAATGGGTAAAACTGACAGGCATGCAGATACTTGAAAGGTCAGATTGGGCTGGTAAATACATTCCTGTGGTGCCTGTTTATGGTCAACAACTCATTGTTGATAGCAAAAAGAAGAAGTTTGGCCTTACTCGTATGGCTAAAGACCCACAGCGTATGTATAACTTTTGGTCAACAGCGCTTACAGAGTCAGTCGCTTTAGCACCAAAGGCTAAATGGCTA